GGTATTGTTGATACCGATATGATTGCAGCGAATGCGGTTACGGTTTCAAAACTACCGACGTCAATAGATTTAAGTGGAAACACCGTAACAATGCCTTCGGGTAGGGTGGTAGATGTAGTTACTAATGTTTTCACTAGTTCTGGATCTGGTGACTCAGTATCTTTTACCGCAACAGGTCTTAGTGCATCAATCACTCCTAAAGCAACGGGAAACAAATTAGTCATTGTGGTTTGTCAATTTTTGGGTAGGTCACCATCAACTCACGCCCGACTTGATTTTGGAATTGCTAGATCAGCTCCATCAAGTTCAACCATAGCAAGACAATATTATGTAGGGCATGACGGTAATGTTGGATCTGTATGGCAGTTTATAAATCCAATTGTTGGTGTAGATACAGCTGCTTCTACTGCTACACATACTTACTTTACAGAAATCAGAAAAGCTAATGCAACAAGTTACGAAGCTAATAGCTGGTGGGCAAATGGATATGGAGCATCTTCAAATAATTACATGATTATTTATGAGGTAGAACAATAATGATCAAAATAGGTGATGCTTTAAATGCGCTATCTGTTAATGAATGGACTCTTACGGGCGAGCCTTCAAATGAAACAGAATTTAACTCTATGTTCAAAAAAGTTATTGGGGTTGATGTAAATGATCGAGCTGAACTGTCATCAAATCCTAGCGACTTTGGGATTACTTGGTCTCAAGTAAAAGCTAAATATGATGAGTTAGTCGCAAAAGAGCCACTCAAAGCCGACATCGAGCAAGCGAAAAAGTTATTGGCTGAGTCTGATTGGGTTGTCGTGAAGATTGCTGAAATGAATCTTGAAGGCACGGACGTAAGCGGTCAGTACCTTGACATATTAAGTCATAGAAAACTTATGAGAGAGCTGATTAATTTAAAAGAAACGGAGATAGCAAATGTCTAAAATTGCTTTAACTCCCAACGCTAGTGGCACAGGTACGCTAACCATTGCTGCGCCTAATACGAATACAGATTCAACGATTAATCTTCCAGATTCTGCTGGTTCATTTGTAACAGCAGATACGTCCGGTAACGTTGGGATTGGTACGAGTTCAACTTCTTATAAGTTGGATGTTCAAGGGACGCCGGGCTCCAATCCGATAGCATTATTCAAAAATACAGCAGCAAGTGGAGAGGCAACATTGAGGTTGCAAACAGCAGCTAATGATAAAGCGGTTGTTGAATACTACACAAATGGAAACGGCAACTGGAGGGCAGGTCCGGGAATAACAACTGCGGGTGCTTTTGAAATAAATAGCGTTACCGCTGGCGCAACAAGGATGCTTATTGACTCCAGTGGTAACTTGCTGGTAGGAAGAACTGCTCCGGGAACTATTAATGTTGCTGGAACTTGCATTGTCCCAGATGGTTCAATAATTATTGAAAGAGACAACAATCAACTTATGTCTCTAAATCGCCTGAACGGAAACGGCACACTTATTCTTTTTCAGCGAGGTGCAGGGAATGTTGTTGGTAGTATTGTAGGTAATACTTCATCTACTTCTTATAACACTTCATCAGACTACCGCCTCAAAGAAGATTGGCAACCAATGTCAGGCAGCATTGATCGTGTTAAAGCACTCAATCCTGTCAACTTTGCATGGAAGGTTGATGGCTCAAGAGTTGATGGATTCTTAGCACACGAAACACAAGAGGTAGTTCCTGAAGCAGTTACTGGAACTAAAGATGCAGTAGACGCTGATGGAAATCCAGAATATCAGGGGATTGATCAGAGCAAATTAGTACCACTATTAACTGCTGCGTTAAAGGAAGCAATTACAGAAATTGAATCACTAAAAGCTAGAGTAGCTACATTGGAGTCAGCATGAGCACACTTAAAGTAGACGCGATTGTAGATTCGAGCGCGGGAAACACAACCACGATCAATGGTGTTACGCCTACTGCCTATAACACTATGGGCAAGAACCGCATCATTAATGGTGCTATGGAGATTGACCAGAGGAATGCGGGAGCGAGTGTTACTCCATCAGCAAACGTATACACATACACAGTTGACAGATTTTCTGCATATTGCAACCAAGCATCTAAATTTACAGTTCAGCAATCAACTACTGCGCCTACTGGATTTATCAATTCATTGTTGGCTACTTCTTCATCTGCATACTCTATTACAAGCACAGATATTTTTGTACTTGACCAAATGGTTGAAGGCTTGAATTGTGCGGATTTAGCATGGGGGACTGCAAGTGCAAAACCAGTAACTTTATCTTTTTGGGTTCGTAGTTCTTTGACAGGAACATTTGGAGGTAGCATACAAAACTCCGCACAAAATCGTTCTTACCCATTCAGTTACACAATATCATCGGCAAATACGTTTGAGCAAAAAACCATCACAATTGCTGGTGACACATCTGGCACTTGGTTAACTACAAGCGGTATTGGTATGCGTGTTTATTTTGGTTTGGGATGTGGTTCAGTTCAATCAGGAACTGCTGGTGCATGGGCTGGTGCTTCTTATTATTCAGCCACAGGCGCAACCAGCGTAGTCGGCACATCCGGAGCAACCTTTTACATCACAGGCGTCCAACTAGAAGCTGGCTCAGTAGCTACTGAGTTTGAGCGCAGACCTTATGGCACTGAGTTGCAGTTGTGTCAGAGGTATTATGAAAAAGTGACTACGGGTGGTGGCGGAGTAGTAGCTATTGGTCATGCTGTAAATTCTACTGCTGCTGTTTCTTGTATTCAATGGTCTACAGTTAAAAGAGCAAGTCCTACTATTACTACAGTTGGAACTCCTATAGCTAGAGATGCTGGAGGAAACAGTATAGCAGGTTCAGTTAATACTGAAGATAGTAATCCCGGTTTATGGCAATTTAACATTACAGTATCTGGCGGATTAGCTGCTGGAAACGCAAGTCAATTAAGATTTTCAGGTGGTTACTATGCAGCTAGTGCGGAGCTTTAAATGTATAAATTAACAAAATCATCATACGAACAAGCAGAAAGTACAATTATTAAAAGACTTTCTGACAACGCCTTCATTCCCTTTGATCCAGACAACACAGACTACCAAGAGTATCTGAAGTGGCTGGCTGAAGGCAATACACCTGAACCTGCGGATAATTAAATAGCAATGGCTAAAACTAAATTCAGTGAACACACAAAACCAGTGCCTAAGCGCAATAAGTTAAGCAAGCGCAAGAAAAAAGCGCGTATTGCTCGTAAAGCTAGGGCTAAGAGTCCGTTATTTAGATGAGTACCAAATGGAAGACTTAAACCAACAGATTGGTCGGCTTGAAGCTCAAGTAGAAGAACTTCAACGTCAGATGTCAGAGATGCGACAAGACATTAAATGTCTCTCTAATCTTATGACCAAATGGAAAGGAGCCGGAGCCGTATTACTAATCCTTGGCGCCTGCTTTGGTTGGATCGCGGACCTCGCTACCCGATATTTTAGATAGGAGTTTAAATGGCAATACCGTTTCTAAGTGCTTTAATTGAACCAGTAACCGGACTTTTAGATAAGGTCATAGAAGATAAAGACCAGAAAGCGAAGTTAGCTCATGAAATTGCTACGATGGCGGACAACCACGCGCACCAGTTGGCCTTGGCCCAAATCGAGGTTAACAAAGCGGAAGCGGCTAGTAGCTCAACTTTTAAAGGTGGTTGGAGACCGTTCGTGGGTTGGGTTTGCGGTACTGCCTTTGCTTATCATTTCGTTATCCAGCCTTTGGCTATTTTTGTCTTGGCTTATTACGGACTAGAAGTACCCGACCTACCAGAGTTTGATATGGGCCAGTTAATGACTGTGCTTATGGGTATGTTAGGACTTGGTGGTTTACGTAGTTTTGAGAAGTACAAAGGAGTATCTAAGTAATGAGTTTCATCCTGTCTCAGCGTAGTCTTTCTAAACTTGAAGGAGTTAATGAAAGATTAGTTAATGTGGTAAAAGAAGCTATCAACGTAACCGAAGTTGATTTTGGCGTGATTGAAGGACTACGGACCGAGGCCCGACAGCGGCAGTTAGTTGAAAAAGGTGCCTCTCAGACAATGAAGTCTAAACATTTAGATGGATTTGCCGTTGATCTAGTAGCTTATATTGACGGCAATATCTCCTGGGAACTAGCTGTTTATGACGAAATAGCTGATGCTATGAAGTACGCCGCTGGTAAACAAGGGGTATCTATTAGATGGGGTGGAGCTTGGAATATACCTGACATCTGCGACTGGTCAGGGGATATGGAAGCAGCTATGAACTATTACATAGATTACTGTAGAGCTCAAAACAAGAGACCTTTCATTGACGCTCCACACTTTGAACTTATCTAAGAGCTACGGGTTGTAACCAGTCTTTCCACTGGTCACCCATCACCTGAGTAGATACCTGTTTCTTGTCTCTAAGTGCCTTAACAATCTTAGCATCAATTGTTTTAGGACAGACTATATCGACGTAGACCACGTTATTCTTCTGTCCGATCCTATGAGCTCGGTCCTCTGACTGTAATCTATGTTCTAAGTTATAACTATTAGAATAATACACAACAGTATTTGCAGCAGTAAGAGTGATACCCATCCCTCCTGTCTGTGGATTACCGACAAAATATTTACAGGTTTCATCCTTCTGAAAACGCTCAATAGCCATCTTACGATCATCATCGTTAGTCTCTCCAAAATAAGTTACAAATGAATTAGCCCCGTACTTTTCCTTTAAAGCCGTCGAGATCTGTTTTATATCGGTAACATAGTTTGCCCAGATGATAACCTTATCAGGGGCTTCTTCTAGTACATCTAATAATTCATTTAATCTGTTAGATGGTAGTTCGATTAAGGTACCGTCATCAGCTCTGAAATGACCACAAGTAATCTGATGTAACCTAAGTATCTGAGTCAAGACATTGTCGACGCTTACTACATTGTTTTCAAACATGGCAAAGGCTAATTTACTTAACTCGTTATAAAGCTTCTCCTGTTCTTTAGTAAGTTCAACATACCGATATTGATAGATCTTATCTGGTAAATCTAGACACTCGTCCTTTTTAATACGGTAACTAAATTGTTTAATTATCGACGATAACTCGTCTAGACGCTGGAAACCCACTACCTTCTTAAAGGATCTCGGCCCTGACTGCATGTCCATCATGATAGCATAACGACTACGAAAGCTGTAGTAACTACTGAAACCTAACAAAGCCGGATGTAAGAATTGACACTGGCTGTATAGGTCTAGTGGACTCCTGGTTACAGGTTCACCGGTCAAGATACGACGATACTTAGCTCGTTGGGCTACCTTAACAAGGCTCTTAGTCCTAGCTGCCTGTGGATTTTTGATAGTTGTCGATTCGTCTACCACCATCATTGAGCGTTGGGAAGTTCCTAGAAACTGTCTAACAAATTCAGTACCTCGTTTTGTACTAAAAGCTTCTACGTTAACTAACAATATTCGAAGATCATCACTGGGCCAAAGAATATTTTCTAGACGTTCCTGATCTTTCTTCTTTGGAGAAGCTGTCCAAGCCGCTAACTTAAATCTGACATGGTCTGGTAGGTGAACAGGGAACTCGTTGTACTCCCAGTTCCTGTAAACTCCCTTGGGGGCCACAATGACAACGGAATCTATTCGACCGGTGTCATAAAGCCAGGCGATTGTGTCAACAATGACCTTAGATTTACCCGTTCCCATCTCCATAAACAGAGCAAACTCATGTTTCTCCTTTGAACATTCCCAGACTTCTCTCTGATGCTCAAAAGGGCGGGTTTTAAATGGATAAGTATTTGTATTAGACATAGTATTTGCCGTGATCTCTGTTAATCCTCGGGGTTACATTTCGTAAAACATTCGAGAATTTGGTTGAATTAAGTTAACACCTTGCTTAGCTCTAGTCAAGGCAACGTAAAAGACCCGATGTTCGTCATCTGGGAACTGCTGCATGTATTTATAGGACCGAGCAGCCATGTCGGTGATGATTGCGACATGATCAGCTTCACCGCCCTTAACACCATGGATGGTATTGATCTTGATCCTTGGAGTATTTAACGACTCGCCTTGTCTGTCGGCAGCTAAAAAGTATTCTCTTAGAGTCGGGTTTAACCGATCAAACACCTCTTCCCACGGACCATAATCAACAGGGAGCTCGTCTAAAGTATATAACTTCTCGTCGTCAATATGCTTCATCTTGAAGCCATGAAATCTACGAATGTTTCTAACTTGAGAACCAAACAAGGTCTCACCCTGGCCTAACTTAAACCAGTCTTTGATAGACGCTAAAGCTTTAGACTGTAGTGGTTTACGTGTAGGACTTTCATAGGGAAAACCACTTTGTTCACACAGGCGTTCATAATCTCTAAGAAGATAACTGTTTCTAGCTAGTAATAGCCAGTCCCCAGTTTCTAGTTCAAGATCATCTACTGTAAAGCAAAATCTGACGTAGCCTGCAGCACCACTTGAACTGAATCGTTTGGGTATTCGACTGGTGATATTTGAACTGACTCGAAGTGCCAAAGAATGTACGGCATCAGGCACCCTAAAAGAGCGCTCAAGTACTCGCTGTTTTCCTCGTAACCCGGTAAAGTCGTGTACGCTTGCCCCGGCCCACCGGTAGATAGCTTGATCGTCATCTCCAGCTGCATATATCTCTCCTACGTTTTCAGCAATCTTATGTATAACAGACCACTGTAGCTTACTTAAATCCTGGGCTTCATCGACAAATAAAGCTTCTAACTTTGGTACACTACCTGCGAATAAATACCGTTCTAAAATATCTGTAAAGTCAAGTAAATTATGTTTCTGCTTATATAATTTAAGTGTCTTAGATACTAGTTGTAATTCATCTAGGTTTATATCATCATCAATAGTATCATTAATAACCTCGGATAGTTTAACTTGTTTTATTCTAGCTAAATTATCTAAGAAAAATAATCTATCTCCTAATGGTAAACCTAAGGAATAGGCATCTTCATTTAACCCATGCCCGCTAACTTCTAACCCTAGGATATCACCTAGTTCTAACCAGTTATTCCGCTGCATCATAGCGTTGGTGTTTAAATTTAACTGGTGAAAACAAAAGCTATGAATAGTCCTGAAGTACGGTAACTCTTTAGGACTTAGGTCAAATCTCTCCTGGGCCCGGATCCTAGCTTCATTAGCCGCCTTCTTAGTAAAAGCTAAATAAGCTATTTGATCTGGCTTAATACCTTTGTTTAATTGATCTTCAACAAAGCTCATACCAAAGGTAGTTTTCCCAGTACCTGGCGGGCCAAAGATAATATTCCAATCAGAACGGGATATCATCTACTGGCTCCACATCCTTAGATACTTCAAAGTCACCTTCATGCTGCTTAAATTCTGGTATCGACCAGCAGTTAACACCTTTACCTTTACAGTTAAAGAAATGGTGTTCAGCAGCATTTGCCTTTAAGACAGCAGTTATCTGATGTACTCGATATTCTCTGAAATGCATACGATCTAGATAAGCCATAAGGTCTGCCATCCTAAAGAAATGCTTACCTTCATCAGTCCAAGGTTTACCTAAGATTAATTCATCACGACTCTTAGCTTGCACTCGACCCGTACAAAATCTTTCAATATGCTCGAATAACTGTCCCACTGGACTAGCATCAACAGGAGCATCTATGACTGTAAGATTCTCAAACAAATGGTTGATCAGCTTGTTCCAAGCATTCTCATTCATCTTGTTTGGCATGATGTTTAGTTTCTCCATACAACGACGTTGAAACCGACGTTGATTCTGGAGATCATCTGTATCTAACTCTAAACGTCCACCACCGTCTACATCTAAAAACCAAATAGGTGGAGTGGTATTAAACTTAGTTAGACTATGTATTGCTGGCATATCATTAGCACCGTCAATACCAAACTTGCGCAACTTACAGACAGCTGCATTACAATAAGGAGCAATAGGTGCGCGACTACAAGTATATTGATAGTCTTTTCTACTAGCCGATTTCACCACACCTTGGACCTCGGTACTACCTAAGGGTGGATCCATTAATTTTACATTATACTGTTCTAAGTCCTGTTGCCAGTTGTCAGGATTCTTCTTACGACAATAGACGGCAATGTTAAACAGGCCATTGTTTCTAGTGCCTGCTGGAAAACCTTGTGTTGAAAGATGCTGTAGACAGGGAGGTCCGTCGTCAAATTCTTCTACTAGGGTAGGTACTTGTAATTCTTCTAGTTGCTTTGCACTTAACCAATGCTCCTTAACGCGTTCGACAAAGACCTTATGGGGCATCTCATTACACCACCTTGTCTTACCGAAGTAAGGCATATTGATCCACTGCCCTATATCCCCTCTTTCTGCGAGGATATGTGTCTGTTTCGGAAAAATTTCGCTACCACCAAAACCTAATCCGGCAGCAATCTCTTTCAATTTAGCTTGCATAAGAGAAGCTGATACCCACTCTCGAGTAAACAGGTACAAGTGTACGCCCCCTGATTTTGACTTAGCAGGAAACAGGGGTAATTCATACTTATGTAGCTTTTTATTTATATCGGTAAAATTTAAGCCATCATAAGTATCTACATCTATTGCTCCAAAACGACATTTAGAGTCATCATTTATTGGAATGATTCCAAGAGACTTAACTCCATCGAGATGCTGCTGCCACTTATCTAAAGTAACATCTTCACGCACAGTCTTAGCACGACCTTGTTTTTTACCGTCTGCTCGTTCACTGTTAATCTCGTATTCGCCATGAGCCCTAGTTAAACCTAAAAAGATCTGATTAAATTCTTCAGCAAGGGTCATAGTTTACGAGGAGGGTTTCCCCTCCCCGGCCTCGTTAGAAATGGGTGGCAGAATCCATATCTGATTCAGGAGCTGGTGGCGTAGTCTTAACTTCACCAGCAGAAACAGACTGTCCAAAAGATTTAGCTGTTTGATACAAAGCTTTATCTTCAACTGGACCTTGAATCTCGATCACCCAACCATACCAACTACCCTTGTCGTTTTGTTCGAGTTGCGTGGTTAGTTTATATTGATGGCTATATCTAGCAGGAGTAAACATGTTACCTGCGTTATCAGTAAATTTAATACCTCCCATTAAACTATTCCAACGGCGATTCTTCTTTAACTGTGTACTGCTCATAGTAATAAGTCCCTTGTCGAGACCATTAGCTGTTAGAGCGAGTACAAAGTGGTTAGCTGTTTCAACTAACAGATTACCATTAGAACTAATGAGACGGCCATCAACTTTAGAAGCGTTAGTTACAACTTCTGAATCAATGGTATGTGAACCAACATAACCACCACCTTGTTCACGAGGTCGCCATTCTATGAACTCACGTTTGTAAGCGCAAGGAATAACAATAAGTTCGCTTACACATTCTTCTGTAACGCTGTTAAAAATCTGTCCAGCCTTAGCACCATCAATGGTATCTAATTGTGGACTCATCTTCTGTAGCACACTGAAAAACGGTATAGCATAGTCTTGAGCGGTTAGACCGTCAAAACCATCGTTAGCATCTTCGGCAAAAAATTGTACTGCAGGAAGTTGCTCTTTTTTTATTTGGATCTCACGAGCCATGGATCAATTCTCCTTAATACTTGTTTGTTGCCCTATAAAAACACCGAGTAAGTCCAGGGGCAACGGCTGACCTAACTCGACTTGTTCACGCACAAAAGCACGTAGCGTTTGCGGATGAACTCCAGTCTTATCTGTATATGAAGTACCCTTGTTGATCAATTCAGCCTTGAATTCAGCTGCCTTTGCATCTTCACCTCGACCAAAATCTATGCTGACCGTATTTTTAATTAAGTCGCCATGACCTTGGTCCCTGAGCCAGTGAAGGGCTTCATGATATCGCTCCTTTGGTATAGAGCAGTTATAAAAAGGTTTAACAGAAACTTTCTGTCCTGTGGATAATTCAAAAGAATTCATACCACATTCAGACATAGCCTCAGGTAAATCTACCTGACTGACTTGTTTGTGTTCATCCTTCTTATTTTTCAATTGTGTTTCTAAATCTTCGATCTCTTGCTCTAACTCAAGTTGTTTCTTTGCTAAACCACTGAGCGTAGATAAAGTAGAATCGTCAATGTCAAAAGTATCATTCATCATATCTCCTAAAAATATCAACCTCAATCGGAAAGTAGACTCGCTCTTGTTTATCCCACTTGAGTAGTTTAAATTTACCTCCTGTTACATGACTTGCTATTGCTGTTGCAAGACCAATGGCAGCAGGATCTCCCATACATAACAAATAGTCATGTATCGAAAAACTTCTTAAAACCATGTGCAATCGTCTAACAGTCGGGCCAACAGAATACATAATTTGACCAGGTGGTAAACAAATCTTTATCTTGCCAAACTGCTCAGCAGGAATAAGATTCTTACCCAATGCTTCCTGGACGACGTAAACTGTAGACATCAAATCTCCTTTCTGCAAATATATTAATATTATTTTTATTATCGGGACATATCAGTAGCAAAAATAGTTTCATTTATTTTTTGCCAGTCAAACGGCTTATGAAACAAAGTTTTCGTAACTTCTCTCACATCAACTCTAATCTGGCTATTTATTACCGCTTTAAATGTATCTTTTGCTGCTAATAAATCTTGCCCTTTAATAACTCCAATAGTGTCCTTAACTCTATATACTACTTTTAAATTACCGCCGACACTTATACGTCTTATGAACCAAGCTAACTGGGAACTACGTAATGAGATATAGTTACCAGATCCAGTTTTCAGTTCAATCCAAACTTCAACACCATCATGGCAGGCATTAACGTCAGGTACGCCTACCGAGATAGCATTTTCTATTCTAACAAAATGACCTTGAAGATTAGTTCTCAACAAGGCCCATAATTGGGCTTCCGTTGCCATGGCAATTTTCCAGCTTTAATGTTTGTCCATAGACCCCTGAGTAAGCTTGAAATAGATATGGACTATCCTTTAAAACTTGATCTTTAAAATTAGGATAATCAATCTCACATATCAAATCGGCTATTGCTTCACAAAAGTCAATCTTAAGAATGTGTATCCTAAAAGGATAATCAGCCTCTGTTAATTCAATTATCTCATGGTTTGGAAATAATTCGTTAAAGACAATTGGTTCACGAGACCTGACATACAACCATCGGCCCATTCTATCGTCTTTATCTTCTACAACACTTAAAAAACCATCTTTAGTATATATCCACATTTCATTCTCCTTTTAAATCGCCCCAGTTAGGGCCTGTTTCAACATCCACTTTTAATGGAACATTTAATTGTACACAATTTTCCATCACAGTGGCAATTCTCTGTGCTTCATCACGATCGACAACACTCAAGTCTAGTTCATCATGGACCGTGATATGAGCTACGATACCCTCTTTATATAAATCAACCATTGCCTTTTTCATCATATCGGCACTTGAACCTTGGACCAAGGCATTTAAGGCTTTATGGGTCATTGAACGACGCAGTGGTCGACCTTCCCACACCTTTTCAGCAGCCGTCCTATTTAAAGGCGACTCCCTGTTTGGCCAAGTATTTCTACTGTCAGCAGGTTCAAACATATTAAAGTGCCGCTGTCTACCTAACAAGGTTCTAATCTGTCCACGCTGAGCTGCAGCTTTACTACATTCTGACGCTAGTTGTCTAACAAACGGTACTCTTGAGTGATACTGTTCAAACAAGGACTTTGCTTCGTCCATCTCAAGACCTAGTTGTTGTGATAACTTATAAATACCCATGCCATAAAACATGCCAAGATTGATAGTTTTGGCTTGCTTACGAGAGATACTTGCCATCTCGGCTACCATCTGGTGGAAGTCTGTGGCATTATTGTTATTAAACTGAGTTACAGCTTCATCACTACCACGTAGTCTACGAAGATGCGCGTAATGTAATAAGACCCTAGGTTCTTGTTGACTGTAGTCAAGACACGCCCACTGGGCGCCCTCGTCCGGGAGGAAGAGAGAACGCACCAGCGGCCCCCAATATTCATCCCTGGCAGGGATCTGCTGAAGGTTCGGGGTCGAGGAGGAGAAGCGACCAGACCGAGTGCCATCAGCATCCTTGCGCAACGCGTGGAATTGTGCATGGACTCTGCCATTATACTGCATCTTTAAACAAATGCCTTCAATAAAGTCACGACGCATCTTATTTATTTTTCTAAATTCGACTAGATTCTGACAAAATGGATGCTCATGTGAACTTAACCAGTCAGCAGTAAACGACGGATTACCATTCTGGGTCTTAGGATACCATAAACCTAGTTTTTCAAATGTGAATTGAATGTCCTGATTAGCCCAAGGTTCTACTACTCGACCGGCTATTTCTCGTAATTTATTAAGTAAATCAGCTTCCTTACTCAGTGAATCTTCTTTAAGTAACTCGGCCTTTTCTAGATCGATACGAACACCTTTGAACCGCATGTCCAACAAGATAGGAACTAGGTCAGATTCTAAAAGAAATATGTCCCAAAGGTCATTATCTTTTAAGATCTTTTCTTGTTTCTCCCAAATAAGTAACGGTAGACGAGCATCAGCTTCTGCATAAGGTCCGACATACTTGCTGTGTAGTTTCCAGAGCTCAGACTTCGGATCATAGCCTTGCAGAGTTGCTGCCTCACGTAAGAGCTTCTCATCTTTTTCTTCGTTCAGATAATATTTAGCAAGGTTATTTAAACTAAACCCACCATCGCGTTCCTCGTCAATCAGGGGTTCGGCAATTTGAATATCACGTATTGGCCCATTGACTTGAATACCCGTGGCTCTGAGCCATTCTAAATCATATAAAAGATTAGCTCCTACTTTTGGCTGATTACCACCTAAAGTATCTCGTAACCAGGCAATGCATTGCTCTTTATCTAAGTTACCGCCATCTCTATGACCTATCGGAAAGTATCCGCAAAAGTTATCATCGGCTGCAATAGATACTCCAACTAGTTCACCATCATGCCTGACGCCTCCTGGACCGCTAGTCAATAAGTTAGGATCTCGAGTCTCACAGTCGATTGATAAGATCTTGGCATTAGTTAATTGAGGGAACTCTTTCGGTGGCTGCCACGCTGAGGTCGGCAAAAACATTGACAACTGAGCCATACTCTATCCATTCTCCTTTCCAGATGTTACGTGGTGTCTTATCGATATAGCTCTCAATAAAAACTATACGCTTACAACCAGTATTCAATAACAATTTTGTACAGGTTATACAGGGACTGACCGTGATATAAGCGGTGTAAATACTTTGGGTATTAGCACACTGTAACAGGGCATTCTGCTCTGCATGAATGGCTAAACACTGATCTAGTCCTTGTCCTTGGGGTAAAAGCGCTGCAACGCACGGGTCATCCAAACAGTGATCTGAGCCTCGAGCCACACCATTATACCCAGTAGCAAGAACGTGCTTATCAGCATTAACAAGCACACAACCAACTCGACGCCGACGACAAGTCGCACGAGCACTGACCAATTGAGCCATCGCCAAAAAGTATTCATCAGTCTTCGGTCTTGAATAAACCAGCATCTGCCGCCTCCCATAATAAATAAATTAATTCATCACCTTCAGCGTTGTCAAACTTAGTTAAATCTGGATTAAGTTGCAGGGTCCAATGACCTATGATCTCAGTACAATTTTTTAAGTTCTCCTCGTAAATGTGACCTGAACCAGCATTTAAATACAAGTTACCTAATCGATATTCAACTCCAGTCTCTCGTTTGAGGCCACTTCTCACATATCTAGCGATCATTGACATGTTAAAAACATCATAAGGCCAACCAAGCCATAAGTCAGAACTTCGCATAGTATCAATCACGTACAAATAACCATCTCGAATGATAAACTGAAGGCTAATAGTGCAAGGCACGTCTTTAGTTTCTGGTGGATTTTCACGCCAGATGTTAATGACCGCTTGTCGAGAAGCAGTATCCTTAGACAACAAGTCGATCACATACTCTATTTGACCTCTAATCTTTGGGCCATAGGCGCCAAAGAACGTTACACCATCATCACTAAAATTACTAATCGCATTAGAGTATGGACTAATACTTTCGACTCGATTGTCGCCACTAAGGATCCAAGCGGCTTCAGCAGCCATAAACTTATAACCTAGTTTTCGTTCTTTGACATTAACTATTGGATAGTTCATGTCAGTAATCGTCTGTAAACTTAACCATTCCTTGATATTTTTACCGCGAGGAGCAGCTGCAGTTCCAACAGAAATAACTTTTGCAAGAGCACCTAACCAACTATTAGTCGCAGATTGCATGTTTAAATACCTCCACTAAATCTATTTTGTTAAACCGTTTTACATAAGACGGGTGCGGTGCTTCTTTATAAACATCTAGACCTTGACCTAAAACCATCTCAGTTGCTACTCTGCCAAGAGTAATAATCTTTAATGGCTTTTGCATGGCAATCTGTCTTACGTTTAAATTTAAGCTGCCATCATGGTTAAAGGCATTACACCACATACCCCATTCTTCTTTATAGTTGATCTTATGTAAGGTTTCAGTTAAAAATAAGCTTGAATTGCCATATTCATAGAATGGCCAAAACATCTCACGATACTTTGGATTGACTCGATCACCAACAAACAA